CTTCTTCCAAATGTTGCCGGAGGAGGTTTGACCCAAAACCTGGCCGGTGACTTGAGAATAATTAATATCAATTAATTCTGCAATTGCGGAGCGGTCTTTATGGCCATGATAACCGCGCTTCCTGATGGCCTTGATCATGTCCACAACCGGGCCAGTCAAGGTGGAATCGAACTCGGAAAAGTCACCTTCACAATGGATTTGGTGCCTGGAATGCCTGTCAAAAAGACGAGATAACCAAAAACCATTGAGGGGCATCCCAATTTTGATTGGCGTTGTATCCCAACTAAATTGGTGATTGGGTCCATACGAAAAGACAGTTGAAGCAATATACTGCGACAAAGGAGACCCAATGATAGTCCTGACTTTGTCATTGAGCCATTTGCGTGGGGGTAAAGCCTCGTCTTTGACTGACACATGAGCAACAGGCAAGACCCTGGAAGCCATAACAAAAGTCTCTCGCCAAATCTTCTTAAATGAAGAAAACCCTATTGAAGAGATGAAAGCTCTCCGTGAAAGCTTTTTAGGGTGCAAACTTCGCGGATCAGACATGAAAAACCCGAGGGCATACTTCTTCTCCCACAAAGAGATGATTTTGGAAAAGGGTGTGAGTCTTGAATGTTTAAAAATGGGTTTCACGACCTCCCACACCTCGTCAACATCAAAAGGCATTTCGGGCGGGCGTGGTTCCGCAAAATACCGAGACAGGGACATTAATTCGTTGTCAGCAGTGCGATATTCCTCAGTGCGCATATACCGGTCTGCAACTGGGACAAGGGCCAAAAGGTTTTCCTCCAAATACACAGAAGTCTGCTTGATGCCTGTTTTGAAGGTAGACCCACCCAAGAGCATTGTTTTGAATGATTCAACAGGACCAGCTTGCTCATCAGGCTCCGAAAGGCCATAATTAACAGGCCAACCAAGGTCCTGCATGATCAACCGACCTTTTTCCACATTCTCCAGAGAGGGTTCCATGGAGAACCTGCCACGAACAAATTGTGGCAGTGAAAGATCGTTGATAAAAGTAACAGACTTGATCACAAAATGTCGAAAGATGACAACGTATTTTCGCCTGCCACCAGCAAGCTTTTCAGAATAAGAGCGCTTGACCTCAGAATTCAAACTCTCAACACTGAGAAGGAAAGTGGTGGCAAAATAGAGCAAACGCATTTTAATCAACAACAGGAATGTGTTTTGGCCTTCTATGTTGTCTCTGGTCAGCCAGACAACAGATCTGGCCAACCACCAGAGAAAGCCCACAATGGTATAAGTTGACATGTTCCAAGCAATAACAAGGGAAACAACGAAAAACCAAAAGAACAGGCGGGAAGCACGCGTGAAACAATGCACAGCATAAACAACCCAACCATAAAAGGCGAATTTAAG